GATTTGGAACCAAAAGCTGCTGGTACTAGTGGTGATGGTTATCTTTGGAAGTATCTCTATACTATTAATCCAGGAGATCTTGTTAAGTTTGAATCAACTAATTTCATCCCAGTTCCTGATGATTGGGAAACAACAACTGATGCAAACATCACTTCTGTAAGAGGTAATGCTGCTCTTGCTGGTAACCAGTTAAAGAACGTTATTATTAATAATAGAGGTGCTGGTTATGGTAATGCTGCCACATATACTAATGTTCCTATTAATGGAAATGGAACCGGTGGAAGATGCTCTGTAACTGTTAATGCATCAGGTTCTATTGAATCTGTAAGTATTACACAGGGTGGTGATAATTACACATATGGTACTGTTGATTTAGCAACAGGAGGTGTTACTAACACTTCTGGTAGTACTGATGCTACATTTGTTGTTATTATTCCTCCTCAAGGTGGACATGGTGCTGATGTTTATCGTGAGTTAGGCGCAACAAGAGTTTTAATTTATTCTCGTATTGAGAATGATGATTCAAACCCAGACTTTGTAACTGGTAACCAGTTTGCAAGGGTTGGACTTATTAAGAATCCAGAAGAGACTTCTTCTTCTACTGTAATTACTACTACTCAAGCTAGTGGAGTTTATGCTCTTAGATTGACTGGTGCTGGTGTAACTGCAGCAACATTTACTACAGATTCTAGAGTTCGTCAGACTGTTGGTGTTGGTTCAACTGCTGTTGGACAAGTTGTTTCTTGGGATGCTAATACAAGAGTCTTGAAGTATTGGCAGTCTAGTGCTCTTGCTGGATTTACTACTGCTGGTATAGCAAAAACAAATCCTGATTATGGATTTGAATTATATGACTTTTCTTCTACTGTAGCAACTGGAGGAACTACTATTATTAGTGGTGGTTCGGTTGATTTACAAATTGATCTAGACTACAGCGGTATAACCACTGTAATAAATAGTAAGACATATAATCTTGGTCAGGCATTTACTGAAGGTGTTGCGCCACCAGAAGTTAAAAAATACTCTGGAGAGATTATTTACGTTGATAATAGGGCATCTATCACTAGATCCACTAATCAGAAAGAAGACATCAAAATCATTGTAGAGTTCTAAATCGATGCCACAACAAACGAATCTAAACGTTAGTCCTTATTTTGATGACTTTAGTGCGTCCAATGATTTTCATCGGGTGTTATTTAAACCTGGATATCCTGTTCAGGCAAGAGAACTAACAACTTTACAATCTATTCTCCAAAACCAGGTAGAACAGTTTGGAGATCATATGTTTAGGGAGGGTTCTAAAGTAATCCCTGGACAACTTTCATATCAGGATTCGTATTATGCTGTTGAGGTTGAAGCGGCGTATTTTGGTATTCCAGTATCTTTTTATGCTGAAAAGTTAATTGGTAAGAGGATTAAGGGAGATACTTCTGGAGTTACTGCAAAGATTGTTGATTATATTGAAGAAAGTGAATCAGATAATGGTAATTTAACGTTCTATCTTCAGTATGAGAAGTCATCTACTACTTTTAGTGGACAAACATTCCAAGATGGAGAGACTCTTTTAACTTTATCTGCATTTACCTATGCAAATACTGTTATATCTGTGGATGAGGGATTTGCTAATACTATTCCTACAAGTGCTACTTCTACAGGAAGTGCCGTACAGATTACAGAAGGTGTCTATTTCCTTAGAGGGAACTTTGTAAGAGTTGCAAAACAGACTCTTATTCTTGATCAATACACAAATTCTCCTTCTTATAGAGTTGGATTAAGTGTTGTTGAAGAAGTAATCACTGCTGGTGCTGATGAATCTCTTTATGATAATGCTCAAGGATTCAGTAATTATGCTGCTCCTGGTGCCGATAGACTTAAAATCTCTGCTATTTTAGCAAAGAAAGAGGTTGATGAACTTAATGATGAGAATTTTGTTGAGATTATGCGTTTGGTTGATGGCCAAAAGCAGTTTTTCCAGGATGATTCACAATATTCTTTAATTAGAGATGCTCTTGCTAAGAGAACATTTGATGAATCTGGTAATTATTATGTAAAACCATTTAGACTTAAGGTTAAAGAGTCTTTAAACAATAGAAAAGGTAATAAAGGACTTTATCTGTCTGGACAGACAACAGCAGATGGTAATACTCCTTCCGCAGATTTAATGGTATACCAGATTAGTCCTGGTAAAGCCTATGTTCGTGGATATGATATCGAGACGATTAGTAATACTAATCTAGATGTTCCTAAAGCAAGGACTACAAAAGAAGTAAAAGATATTGGATTAGATTATAATACAGGATCTCAGTTTGTTGTAAACAGGGTATTTGGTACTCCTAATGTTGGTTTAGGAACTACTTCTTTTGTCTCTTTGAGGGATCAAAGAATTGGTGGAGTAGTAGATGCTGCTAGTGGTTCAGAAATTGGTAAAGCGAAGGTATATAATTTCTCAGCAGAATCAGTTAATTTGAGTTGGGATAAGCAAGATGCTAACCAGTGGGATTTGCGTCTATTTGATATCCAAACATATACAAAAATAGGAATAAGTACAAATATTACCATTTCCCTACCCGCTCGTATTACAGGCGATTCTAGTGGCGCTGAGGGGTATCTAACAAGCGCAGTGGCTAATGGTGATGAGTTAACTGTTTATTGTAATACTGGTAATTTTGTAAGAGATGAGTCATTTAAAGTTAACGGTATTGATGTAGGTCCTATTGTTAAAACTGTTAGAGATTATGGTTTGAATGATGTATTCTCTGTTTATTCAAATCCTGGTGTTGGACAAACATTTAATGCTGACTTTAATTTAACAAAAGTTACTACTCCAATTGCAAATAGCTTTGTTGGTAATAATCCAACATTTGTTGTTACTGCTGCAAATCAGGGAATTTCGACTGTAACAAGTCCTGGAAATAATTTTGCTGGTATTGTAACTGTTGGTAATTATATTGGTTATTCTGCTTCTGGATTAAGTACTGAAACTTTCAATAGAGTTAGTGCTGTTTCTGATGATGGTACCAATCTTACAGTTGTTGCTGCAATAAATGTTGTTGGAGTTGCTGATGGTGCTCTTCCAGTTGCAGAGGTAAACACACAGGGATTAGGTCTTCGTTCTCTTAAGAATAGGATTAAGAATAATAATTCCTTTATCACTAAGATACCGAACAACAATGTTAGCGATATTGATATACTTAATTCTTATCTTATTATTGAGAAACAGTTTAGGAACATAACTGTAGCAGGTAATGAAATTGCTATTGGACAATTTAATATAGGTGCTGAGTTCACTTATGAACCATTTACACCACAAAGGTATATGATTACCTATGGTGATGGTAGACGTGAACCATTAACTGCGGATCAGATACAGTTCAGTGGTGGGATGAAGAACCTTAAGTTCGTAAATCTCTCTGTTGCTGCTGATAGTCAAACTAGAGTTGATGTAACTCTTAAGAAAAATAATCCTTCTTCTAAAGAGAAGCGTTGGACTTTAGGGAATAATATTGTTACTAATTCTAGTAAAGTAGGTTCCGGAACTTCTACTCAGAGTCTTCAAAATGGATTAACATACAGCAATCTCTATGGTACTCGTGTAGAGGATGAAGAGATTTGTTTGAATGTTCCTGATGTTGTCAGGGTTCTTGGGGTTTATGAATCCAATGATATGACGGATCCTGATCTGCCATCCATTACAATGTCCTCAATAACAGGACCTAGTGGAACAACATCAGACATCCTTGTTGGTGAAGAAGTAGTTTCAACAAATGGTGCTGTTGCTATTGTCGCTGAAATAACTAATGCTAGTACTATTGGACTAACATACAGAAACAGTACAAGATTCCAACCTGGTGATGTAGCTACTTTCCAAACATCTGGACTTCAAGCAACTGTAACTGCTTTCACTGTTGGTGATAGAGAAATTCTTAGTAAGTATAGATTAGATACAGGACAACGTGCTTCTTACTATGATTATAGTAGACTCATAAGAAGAAGAGATGAGACAGCACCATCAACTAAGTTGAAGGTTGTTTATCAACATTATGTTGTCCCAGAGACTGATGAAGGAGATATATTCAGTATAGACAGTTATGGTAGTGAGAGATTTGATAATGATATCTATTATCTTGATTCAAGGATGACTGATAGGTTGACTGATTATATTGATATTCGTCCTAGGGTATCAACTTACGATCCAGCAACTGCAACAATATCACCATTTGAATTTGATTCAAGGACATATACAGGACTTGGACAAACACCACCTAACATTCTTTCGAATGATGAGACTATAAATCTAACCTATAACTATTATCTTCCTAGAATTGATAGGATATTCTTAACAACTAATGGTTCTTTCCAGATTCAGGTAGGAAATCCTGATGATGTACCTGTTCCTCCGGAGACAGTAAGTGGTGCTTTAGATGTTGGAACGATTCAAGTTCCTCCTTATACATATGAAGCTTCACAAGTAAAGACACTTACTAAGTCATATAAGAGATATCGGATGTCCGATATTGGTAGGATTGACCAGAGAGTTAAAAACCTTGAGTATTATACTGCACTTTCTATGCTTGAAAGTGATACTAAGAACATGTCCATCAAAGATGCTGATGGAATGGATAGGTTTAAGTGTGGATTCTTAGTTGATAACTTTAAGTCATTTAATGCTTCTAGTAAATTAGATCCAGACTTTAATGCTTCTCTTGATAAAGATAAAGGCGAATTACGTCCTTCACACTATACAACTGCTGTTGATTTACTTTTAGGAACTAACGCTATTATTGGTGTTGGACAAACTGCAGATCCTTCTCAAGACTATGGTTTTGCTACTGATTTGATTGGAAGTGGTTGCCGTAGAACAGGAGATTTAGTTACTCTTGATTATACAGAAACAGAATTTGTTAAGAACTCATTTGCTTCTAGAACAGAGAACGTTCAACCATTCGCTGTAATATTCTGGCGTGGAAGTATGGAATTGAATCCATCTTCAGATGTCTGGATTGATACCAGAAGACTTGATGCTCAAGTTGTTAATATTGAAGGTGATTATGAAGATACTATTGAAGAAATGGGTGCTGATGAAAATACAGGACTAGTTTCTACAGTATGGAATTCATGGCAGACCGATTGGGTTGGTGTTGATGTTACTAGGGTAACTACAACTGAGATGAGAGTTGTAGCAGATGAAGTTCCTAGGATGGTTGATATTGCAGGTAACCGTGGATTTGGATCACCAGATAGATGGGACACAAGGATGGTTGCTGTTACTGCAGCAAATGTTCAAGTTCAGGTAGATTCTGATGTAACTACTACAACAACTGAACAGTCTAGAACAGGACTTGGTACTAGAGTAGTTGAGAGAATTGATTCCG